TGACCTTTGTTATCGGCAGTATCTTCACCGGGTGCTCCTTTTGCACCTTTAGTACTTTGAGCTGCGGCTGCTGCACCTTTCTGTCCTTTGACGGTAGAACCTTGAGTACCTGCTGCACCCTTTTGTCCTTTGTTATCTGCACTATCAACACCGGGTGCACCTTTTGCACCTTTAGTATCTTGTGATGCTGCTGGTGCTCCTTTCGCACCTTTTACCGTAGAACCTTGAGTACCTGCTACACCCTTTTGTCCTTTGTTATCTGCACTATCAACACCGGGTGCACCTTTTGCACCTTTAGTATCTTGTGACGCTGCTGGTGCTCCTTTAGCACCCTTAACAGTAGAACCTTGAGTACCGGGCGCTCCTTTTTCACCTTTGTTATCAGCACTGTCGACGCCGGGTGCACCTTTTGCACCTTTAGTACTTTGTGCTGCGGCTGCTGCACCTTTCTGTCCTTTGACAGTAGAACCTTGAGTTCCGGGTGCTCCCTTTTCTCCTTTGTTATCAGCAGTATCAACACCGGGGGCACCTTTGGCACCCTTAGTATCTTGAGAAGCAGCTGGTGCTCCTTTCGCACCTTTAACAGTAGAACCTTGAGTTCCGGGTGCTCCTTTTTCACCTTTATTATCAGCAGTATCAACTCCCGGTGCACCTTTTGCACCTTTAGTAACTGCTGCTGCTTTTTGTCCCTTTTGTCCTTTAACCGTATTTCCTTGTGTACCTGTTACACCTTTCTGTCCTTTATTATCTTCACCAGTAGCACCGGGTTCTCCTTTTGAACCTTTAGTATTGAGACCACCTTTTACACCTTTCTGTCCTTTAACGGTGGCACCAGTTGCACCAGCAGCACCCTTTTGTCCTTTGTTGTCTTCACCTGTTACACCGGGTTCTCCTTTAGAACCTTTGGTATTGAGACCACCTTTTACACCTTTCAGTCCTTTAACGGTAGCACCTGTTGCACCAGCAGCACCCTTTTGTCCTTTGTTATCTTCACCTGTTACACCGGGTTCTCCTTTAGAACCTTTGGTATTGAGACCACCTTTTACACCTTTCAGTCCTTTAACGGTAGCACCTGTTGCACCAACAGCACCTTTTTGTCCTTTGTTATCCTCACCTGTTGCACCGGGTTCTCCTTTGGTACCCTTTGTACCTAATTCACCTTTCTGTCCTTTAGTACCTTGTCCACCAGCACCAGAACCACCCTTTTCACCTTTTTGTCCTACGTGGTCAACTCCACCTACACCTTTTTGTCCTTTGAGAGCTTTTTGACCTTTACCACCTTTTGTACCTTTAGCACCCTTTTGTCCTGCATGGTCAGCACCACCAGCACCCTTAGCACCTTTTTGTCCTTTAGGTCCTGATGTACCCTTTATACCTTTCTCACCAGAATCACCTTCTATAAATGTAGTGCCACCTTTTAATCCTTTCAAACCTTTTTGACCTTTAGCACCTTTATCTCCACTAATAGAAGAACCTTCAAATTCTAAAGCTGAATTATCACTTTTTAATTTTAATTCTTTAGATATATTATATGTACCATCGTCGTTTGTATCCTTTTCGAAGAATACGCTACCTTTATTACCTTTTATAATTATACGTTCTTGTGGCATTTGTTTATGGAGCTTGTGGCTCTACCTCCGGAATAATTGCATCTTTTCTACCACCTATTACAACCCAATCAAACTCTACATCTGTTTCAGATGAAGACTCTACGAAAAAACCATCTTCAAGTTTTTCATCTACCCAAACGTGATAAGGTCCGTGTGGAGTAATGCTAATGGTATAATCATCTCCTACTAGTTTAAACCAATACTCTGGTAATTCAACAGGCATACGGTCCATTGCTAAATCAAATTTAGCTGTGCCTCTAAAGTATGCTCCATGTTCTGGTCCTTCTAGACATCCGTAAACTAAACGTTTATCATCATGTATAGGATGTGGTATGTTAAAAGACTTAGTAGATGCTACTAAATGTCCTGTAATATTAACTGCGGGGTTACTGGCAGAAGAATCACCACCTGTAATAGTCAACGCTGTAGTTCCACTACCTCCAGATGTACCAGCAACAGTTACTGCTGTTAGTCCAGCAAGTGTAGTAGATGAGCCTCCCAAACTTATAGCTGTAGTTCCAATAGTAGTAGCACTATTAGCTAGTTTACTATTAGCTATACTACCATTAAGCATGGCGTTGGTTACAGAGCCCGTTTGTCCTGTGTGTATTATATCTTTATAACTGGCGCTGCCTGTTACTGCTTCAGACAGTTGCCATTTATCATCAGTTTCGTTCCATCTTAGTACAGGGTTTATTGCAGTACTACCACCACGGTTTACTTCTATACCTGCACTTTCAGTTGGTGATGTACCTGTGTAATTAGAATTTAATTCTATAAAATTATCAAAGACTGTTACAGTCTCTGTAGAAATTGAAGTTGCAGTACCAGTAACAGTTAAGTTACCCTCTACTGCAAAGTTACCTTTGGAAGTGATTGTACTAGAACTAGTACCCATATCAATGTCACCACCTCCTACGTTTAAGTTTAATTTAGATGCACTACCACCAGACCTAGCTTGTATCTTTGTGGAGTTCATACCTATATTGGCTCCACTGTCGTTACCAATCTGGAACAAACCAGTACCATCAGCTGTTGTTAATGCATTACTTTCGGCTATATTAATCTCTAAAGGCACATCAGGCGATGCTGAGCCAATAGCTAAATTTTGACCCACCAAGTGCCCTGTAGAGCTATTTAGCGTAAGCATAGCTGTGCTACCGCTAGAGCCATATTTGTATAGTATAGCCCCATCGTCTAGATATATATCTTTATTAGTGTTTGCTGGGTCTGCGCTTGATGATATACCTGCTCCTATCCTTAGGTCTCCATCAACTGTTAATTTGTGTGTAATATCAGCAAATGCCATGTTACTTGCGTCACCTACACCAACGTTACCTGATTTACGTGACCTAGTTTTTGCTGAAGCTGCGGAACTCTCTACTCCCCATACATCAGAGGTAGATGCGAGAGAACCTATATAATCATAAACTGCATTTCTAGAAGGTGCTGACGTGGTATCTCCATCCCATGATGCTCCAAAAGTATCGTCTTTTACATTATCTTCTATTCTTGCTTTGATGTATTGTTTAGAGGGTAGCCTATCATCTATGACCATCATTCGTTGTTTTACGTTTGATGTTTTGTGTAACCCGTAATCTTGTTGGGACTTTTTTACTATTTTGTTTGGTTTGAATACTTTCATGGCTTATCCTCAAAGTGGGTGGCTTATACTATGGTGCCACCCATACCATTATCCTAAGTTTGCTTATCTAATCAGAGATTACAATACAACCAGCTTCTGGCCTTATGACTTTCAATCCATATCTCATAGACATGTATGAACCCATAATTCCGAATCCGGGGTTTGCTTCTTCTACAGTTAGACCTCTTCTCTCGACGTAAGCGACAGGTTTGACGCTCATGTCAAAGATACCAGCTCTGGTTTTTGGTACGTAGGAGTTAACAACAACGTTAAGTCCGTACAATTGTCCAACGACACCGTCGTTAGATACATCGTTTACGTAATCAATACCACCCTTTGCGGAATTTGTGCTTCCGAAAGGTGCTGTGAAGTCAGCCAATTCTAATAGAGTCTTGTAGTGAGTTGGTGAAACCAAGATAGTATCTGGGTTTTGACCTTTTGCACTCATTAACTCAATAGCTTTGGTTACATCGGTTAACTCTAAGTTACCACCAGTAGATGATTCTGAACCACTTGAGTCAGTAGATGCGAAGTAGTGGGTACCAAGTGAGTTCAAGTCACTGAGTGAGTATCCACCGTATTCGTTCAATCTGTTACCAGATGAAGGACTTGCTCCAAAGAATCCACCGTATGGGTAGGATGCGAATGTTTCAATATCTGTTTCATTGGTTCCTGTTGCTACTGCTACTGTTCCGAATGTTGTGTCTGCTAGACCAAACACTGCATAAATGAAGTGTTTTGTAATGTGTCTTTGGACAGCTCTTCGGGCTTCGTTCAAAGCGAGTTCCATTTCAGAGAATCTTGAATCTTCAATCATTCTGCGGGTAACTCCTACAGCTAGACCATACTCTTTGACTGATACACGTTCGTTTCTCAAGTCAGTGTGTTGGAAAGCTGGGGTTGTTCCCTCTTCAATTTGTTCAAGACCCATGGATGGTTTTGCGAATGTGATATCCACATCTCCACCAGTGTCTGTGGTAAATCGCTCTGCAAACATTTGAACTACAGGCATTTCAGTGACTTTGTAATCCTGAATTGCGTCTTTGTAGTCTACTAATACCCTGTTAGCGGTTGAGCTCAATGAGCTGTCTGCTATACCGGGGTTTGTTCCTGCTGCTACCATATTATCTTATCTCCTTAGAGCACCATGACCTTTGTCATAGTGTCTGTTACTGAGTTAGTTTCCAATGCGATTGCTATAACCACATCTTCTTCTGTGCCATCTGCGTAAGCTGTTTTAGTTTCTAGGAAACCGGGTTTAGCGGAATCTACTGAAAGTAAGTCACCAGCGGTAACTGCATCTGTGATAGCGTTTATTACAATTCCTCTACCAGTAACGACAGATGCAATATCTCCGTTTGCGGTATCGGTCAATGCAAAACCTAATACAGGTGCTTGGTTGGATGTTGCCAACTTTACTGTACCATCAGTGTGAACTTTCAATGCTTCACCAGCTTCTAGAGCTTCTCCAGCTGTAAAATTAATGATTCGAGACGGAGCTCCACCATCATTTACTAATACTGTTTTTACTATTGCCATATTTATTCACCTTAGTTTTCTTCCCTCTTGAATACGATTCTGCCGTTTTCCATCGCAAACATGCGTGGGGTTTCGTCAGCTTCTACTTCTGGGGTCTCTTCAGCATCTGGAGACTTACCTTTTCCAAAAGTCCTTTCGGCTTCTACTGGAGTAGGCATAGATTCCATAGCGATGCTAAATCCTTCTAGCTTTATATCGTCCCATGCTTTGAGTTCCTCTGCACGTGCATCCTTCCCATCGTCATCGAGTTTACCAAGAGCAACTTCCTTTTCTAGGATGTTACTAACGAAAGAGTTAACACGAGCTTCAGCTTCTGCTGCTTTTCTTGCTTCCTCTTCTTCTTGGAATTTTGATACGAGAGCCATTGCCTCTTCGTGCTTGGTGTTTAACTCAGCATAAGATTCTTTCATCTCTTCTAGTTGAGATTTCATCGAAGCGAATTCACGCTCGGTGATTCCAACTGCATCAGAGACAACTTCTTTTACTTGTTCTTCAGCCATGTTTTGTACCTCGCTGTTTCGCCCGTGTGTGTCACAGGCACATGAATCACTGTCGGTGCTACAAGAGCCTCCACAGTCCTCATGTTCATCACCGAATTCACGGTGACTATCACATTCCTTTTCAATTGTACATGCGTCACAGACGGGTGTGCGAGTCTCATTATCAATAAAACTCACCTCGATAGGACGAATGTCCATTGCAAACGGTTCTCCTAGGACATCAACATCTTTAGAAAACCAATCGATAGAGACATGCGTCATATCTCCGTTTTCAATCTTTTCTAACACTCCATTACTTTCAGCTGCACCTCTATATAGTTGTGCAAGCATCTTTACTGCCTTTTTACCATCTTCAAGCTCTACGATTTCTGGGTTGATAGCCTTTCCGAGGAGGTCGTCCTCGGTTCGTTGATGATTATAGTAAACTGGTAGTTCAGTGAAAGTTTCTATACTTTTTTCTAATACGGATGGTTCGATAAAGACCTTTTGGTCGCCATCTTCGTCGTGGGGGCCTGACGTTATAGCGATTACTGGAAACTCTATATTATCATCCGTATGGACAGGGTCTTCCAAACTAGCAGCAAAACTGCGTTGGTTTTCCTCTCCGCCCCCGGCAGTTGCAGCGAACTCTCTAGGAGTTCCCTCATCTACCCTCATGCGGCACATATTAGCCGCAATCTCTTGATAGTCCTCAACTCCTCTTTTCTTAAGAGTTGGTCCTACTTCTATTATACAACGCTCGTAGTCGTATTCTGTGCTCATTATTCTCTATCCCCCGTTGGATTTGCAGCTGGTTGATTACCAGCGCGGTTTTCTGTCCTTGCGGACTCTTCTATTTTATCTTGGTTTCTTCCTCCAGATATATTAGCATTTTGTGCTGTCGCTTGCATTTCCATTGCTCCTTCTGGATTCAATCCTCTTTCTGACCTGACTTCTCCGGGTGATAATACACCTTCGGACAAGTATATCATATCAGTCTTTGCTTTGATGAATGCATCATCAACATTGACTTGTCTGAACTTAAATCTTGCATCTCCACCTAAAACTTGTGGCATCAACTGTGCGTTTATAGCAGCTTCTACCGCAGCTTGTAAATGTCTTACATAGGGTTCGAAAATTGCTCTTGCTTGTTCAGGGTTATCAAACATAGTTATTGGAACTTTTAGAGCTACATGTATTTTCTTCAAAATATCATCTGTATACTTACCGTATTCAAACGCTCTTTGTGTTCCTTGTAGTTCTTTGACTACTATATCATTACCGTGTATGATGTCCTCACCGGGTTCCAAACCATTAAATGCATCTACAATCTCATTTATTTTATCTGGTCCGTAAGGCATATCTGGTAAACCTGCACTTATATCAAATCTACTTGTAGCATATTTATTTAGTGCAGCGCCTATATCTCTCTCTGCATAATCCTTCAAATCAACTAAATATAGTATAGGGTGTATGTCACTCAAACCATATGCATAGTCATCAAAAGGATTATTACGATAACAAATCAATTCATTTTCTTCAAAACGTATAGAATCTTTATCATCTCCTACGTCTTGATAATAATACATTATCTGTCCACTTGGGTCTCTTTGTATATACATGTTCTGTGATGACCTTATTACAAGGTTATCTCCAGTCCATTCCATATAAGATGTACCGAATATTCTACCATTCCTTAGCCATGTGTATAATAATTGTTCAATGTTTATTTCGTCAAATAATGATTGAATATTTTCTCTATCCTCGTCACTGTCTGTAACTATATCAAAACCATCTTTAGCTGCATACATACAAGGAAGGTCGATAAGTGTTCTAACTATTGGGTCTGTTAAATAAACATTCATATAAGTTTTATAATCACCTATCTGTGGCTCTTTACTGGCCTCCCTTCTTCCAAAAACACCACCATCATTCTGTAATTTCAATCTTTTTATAATTCCAGAACCGTAACTTCTTGGTGAATCCTTTGAAAAGGGTGGATTTTCTCCAACTGTTGCAAAACTGCGCCTATTAAAAGGCCAATAATCGCTAAGAGCCATGGCTATCATTCCAATATAGTACGATATAGTATATAAAGCTTTCGCCGAAATCTACTTATATACCTCTTAAACCACCTTTATTTATAGAATGTGAACGCTTTGAGGTAGTAAAAACAGGGTTTCTTTTAGTGGAGCGTCTATTAGTACCAGTTTGTTTAAGAGATACACTAGCAAAGGTACCTGAAGCAGGTAACATTTGTAGACAGGCGTGTAATGCTATAGCACTACTATCGCAATAATCATCATGTTTGCCATTAGGTGCAGCAATTTTCTCAGTTTTATTAGCTGCATCCATGGTATATTCTAAATCTATGTGTTCTCTTAGCCATTTATTAACTAATTTTGCCTGATTTGGTTCTAAACCATCAGGATGTGGTATTTTTACTAGATTTTGTTGTATGTATGACACATAATCACGATAAATTTGAGTTTTTGTACCTTTTGGGCCACCTGTAAACACAAATGGTATAAATTGTATCTGTAATTCTACACATGCTACTCTTAAATCTTGTTCTATAGCACCTCCCATACCTGTTGCGTCAATTATCAGTTTATCGGCACCATAGTCTTTACATATAGCCATAATCCTACTTCTTTGGTATGGAATGTCATGTCCACCTGATTTTGGACCAATTTCTTCCAAATAAATCAATCTTGCAACATTTTCTGTGTTTGTTTTAGTTGTAGTCCATACACTTATAACTGTACTATTAACAGATTTACCAATATCTACTCCAACAACACAATTAGGGTGATTACCCGGTAATTCCATGCCCATTCCTTCAACAAAACAAGCTTTTAGTAGTTCTGGTTGGAAAATATTGGCTACAGACTCAACAAATTCACATTCATACTCAGTTTTCCAATAAATTGAGTCTTCACCCCATTCTTTCATCTTTTCAGCCATATCATCATCAGTATAAGGAGCAGAATACGCTCTACCAGCATTTACAGCATCTCTCCATGTAAATACCATTCTTTCAAAGCTATCTGCATATCTATCATCATAAAGATAGCGCCACATATGATTATCTTTAGATTTTGGGGTGCCAAGATTAATAAATGGCGCTTTGTTTGATACAATAGCTGGTTCTACGTTATCAATGAACAATTTATCATCAATAAGTGGACTTTCATCTACAATACAGAAAGTTGGGTGTTGTCCACGTATAGCTTGTCCCTGATTAGATGGTGCTAATGGGGCTCTACGTAACACAGTGCCTCCTTTTAGTGTTATGTTAGGTTTGTTATGGAACCTGTAGTTCGCTACTAAGCCATTTAAAAAAGCATTATCTGCAAAATGTCTATAACAATAATTAAATATAAGTGAAGCTTGGTCCTCAGTTGGAGCCAAGATAAAAATTAAATCTCTAAATCTATTAAAGAACATGTAGATACATACAGCTACCGAAAGAGCAAAAGACTTGCCACTGCCTCGTGGAGCCAATATTGCTAGTTTACGATGCTTATCAGCGTCACCATCTGGATATGTTAACGTTTTTACTACTATTTTTTCTTGTAGAGGTCTTAATTTAAGAGGTCTTTGTTTGTTATCTATGAGATAAGCTTCACAAAATGCTCTAATCAATAGAGTCATTTTCTTTTCATCTTCTCTACATATATTAAAAATCTTTTCAAGTTTTCTAGAGTCGTGAGCAGCTAAGCCACTAATCGCTGACTTCATCTGGGTTTCTTTCTTCACTGCTGTCATCCATTATATCCTCTAGTATTTTACTAAAGTTCTCACTGTTTTTCTCTACTACAGTTGGAACTTCTATATTAAGAGCACGGAACTCAGTATGAATATCCCGTACAATCTGGTTTCTTTGTCGCAAGAGCTCTGTTCTCTTGTTAACATCCCGAATGCATACAAGAATTTCTTCCCAAAGCAAATCCTCAAGCGCGAGATTGCGGGCAAGAAGCCGGACAAGTTCTTTATGTCTTTCATATTCCCCTTCTCCGACTCTTATGCGTAAACGCCTTTCATACCCTTCGACGTCCATTACTTGGCTTCGTCGAGTGCAGCTTTGACTTTAGATTTAACTAAACCTTTCAGTTCGTCGTCTTTTTCATCCCAAGCTGTAACTAGTACATTTCTAACTAAAGAGTCTTTAACGTGTAGTTTTGCTTGTTCATCTAATTTGTCAAATGCTTTCATTTGGGCTTTTGTTAGATTTTTGTCTAATAAATCCATTAATTCAGCTTCGTTGTTCTTTAAATATTTAAAAACAAGTGCTTTGACTGCTGGAACAGTGTACGCAATGTATCCTGCCATACCAATCACTAAAGCAGCTAGAGCCATAAGTAATGGTTCGTCCATTAGAGTGTCTAACAAACCAGATTCTTCAACAGTATCAATGATAGCTGTGAGGTTACCCTCGTTTGTCTCATTGGCTGCTGTGTTGTTATTTGTTTCGTTTGCCATAGGTTATTCACCTGCTTTATAATAATACAGTCGCACTATATAAAGCTTTCGTTGTGTGGCCCCCAGAACGCCTAATGCATAGAAATCCTGTGGTCGTGTGGTCCTGTTGGGAGCCACAATTATTTTAGAACGCTAGAGTATATAAAGCTTATGCCTAAGCGTCTACTACTAATGCGTATGCGAACTTTGCTCCAACCTTATGAACACTAATGTGGCGTATTGTCTTGGTATTGGCTATTGTTTCTAATTTAATTTCCAATAGTGCAAGACATCCTGCCAAATCATTAGCTGTTTCTGTAAAGTCGTTTACTGCGAAATTTGTCATTTATTATCTCCTTATTTTTTCTTTGGTGTTACTTTAGGTATAGTTGATGATTCCATCTTATGCTCTTGTGCTTGGGCGTTTGCCTCAATTTGTTGAGCTTGTTTCTGGGCTGCATCATTGTAATCTATAACTGCCTGAGCCTTTATCTTGTAGAAAGCTGTCTTCTCTGCTTGTTCTTGTTTCCAAACATCTAAAGCATCTTTGATGATTAGGAGAGCTGGCCCACCTAATATAGCTATCAAAGTTGTATATCCTTCGATTTGTTCAAGAACAGAGTCGTCTTGTAATCCGCTGTGTATAACGAATCCTGCAAAACCTACCCATAGTAAAACTAAAGGTACAGCTATCATGAACATAAAGATGTCGTTGAATGTAACTCCTTCACTTGCTGTGTCTTTACTCATTCTTTCAGTCCTCCTTTTCTTTTTTGTTTCCTTCTTTATTACCTTCTTCGGTAATGATAATTGTAATTTTGACGTTATTCTCCTCGTCGCTGATATGATTATAACACACAAAAGTATTATGGATAATGCTGCAAGAATAACTGCCATCATCGTTAATATGTCCGTTAGTGTCATTACTCATGGTTCCTCCAAAATTATCTCATCAATGTAGAAATATGTAACATAATCATATACACCATCTCTATTCCAGTCTGCGTACAGGTTTACATATACCATATACCAGCCAGTATAAGGTTCAGTAAAGTAATCTACGCTTGATGATAATTGATATTCATTACCTTCCCAACCAGTTACATTAAAGAAATAATTATTAAACATATAACCATTCCATACTGTTTCATTATCCTCTACTTTCATGTGCCCTATGTCATAATATACCATAACTGGTAAAGTATCTAAGTCGCAGTCAGTGTCTATATCTACGGTAATGTTCAAAGAGTTATACTCTCTAGAGTAGTTTCCATATTCCATACCATCATAAAAATAAGTTTCGTTAGCTGCACAGTCATAATCTTCATATTCACAGCTACCATCATCTTCCTCTGCCCTTTCATTGTAATTTGAAGCATCTACATCCATACAACCATAGATAGTATCGTCTTCATTTGTTTGATTTCCTGTTCCATTATCTATCGGTCCACCCAAAAACTGACACCTACCATTATCATGAGTAGCTTGTGAGTTGTAATTATCAGCATCGGGGTTAGTGCATCCATAAATAACAGGAGGAGGGAATACACAACTACCATTATCAAAATCAGCATCTGCTTTATAGTTGATTGCAGTTGGGTCAGTACATCCACCCCTTGGCTTACCATCATCCTCTCCTCCGAAAATATCACCAATAGCGTCCAAATCACCTCCTCCACCAAAGAAAGCAAGTATCAATACTGTGAGTATCGACCCAAGTTTCTTTCCTAGTTGAGTTTCACCTAGTTTATCACCTGCTTTGCCTATAGTTTCGAATAATCCTTCTTCTTCATCAGGTTTTCTGGGGCCTGACAGTCCTAATGCTTCACGTTCTTCATCAGAAATGACATTAATGGCCCCATAGTCATCGCGCGCCATGGTAGGTTATTTTAGAACACAGAGGTATATAAAGCTTTCGCTACATATATCGTTATTTGTAAAGTATAAACTTTTAATTGTACCAACAAAGGTAACGTATATGACTTGTGTATCCAGAATACGTCATCAGTCATCCCATACTGTGTTAGTTTCACCTTCACCTTCTTGGGTATCTAACGCTGACTGTATGTCGTCGTCACTTAATGTGGCGTTTTTAAACGTATCCTTCTCCCTTTTGTATGATTTTTTACCTTTCGGTTTCCATTTTGGTATCTCTGCATCGCAGTTTCCACCGTTAGATGTGTGAAATGAACACCATTTACATAGATTTTGAGGTTTTTGCTCGTATTTTTCCTCAACTTGCATACGTTCTTTCAAACAATCATGCACATATTTGATAGTTTCTTTCGCTTCGTCCAAAACTCCTTGGTTTACTTTGACGTAAAATGTGTCATCAAAGCGTAAATAGTTCACTCCGACGAAATTTGGCATCTCTCCCATCTCTAATGTGTATAAAAATGCGTAAATGATTAGCTGTCTGTAGTAATCTTCAGGCAAATATGGCCCATAACGTTTTGAAGTCTTATAATCAAGCAATGTGGTTCCGCCATCAAAGTCATTACAGACAGCATCCACTATCCCGATTACGGCGTAGTCGTTGGATTTTACCCATTTTTCGGCATATTTTGGGGCTACAGAGTTCCATGCTTGGTATTTTGACTTGTAAATCTTCCATTCGACCATCTCATTTAGCTTTTTATTGACTGCACCTACAAAATTTTGCAATAATTGCTGAGTTTCTAGCTTCATAGCAGCCATTTCTTCTGCTGTATGTAGTTCGGATAGCCAAAACTTGGAGTCTATATCCTTAGCCCACCTTGTTTGGAACTGTTCTTCCATCCATTCTGATGGGTTTCCTTTCTCCCAAGAGGTAAAATTCTTAAATTTATGCTTGAAAAGGTCTTCTAACACTGCATGTACCAATGTTCCACGGAATAAATGTATAGTTTTCTTTTCTGGAATCTTAGCAATGTACTTGTAGTAGAACTCACGAGGGCATTTGTAGTAAGTATTTATCTTACTAGGGCTCAACCTCATGAAAGAGGGCGTCCATTCAGCAGACGGCAGGGACATGTTCATCTCCGGGGTCGTTACCAGTAATCACTCTAGGCTCTACTTGGGCGCGGGCTGCCACTTTGAGTAAGACAAGATAGCCAATTAAATCACTTAAGGTATCTTCATCGTGCTCCCCCCTATAGCCACGTGTTGCTATTCGGCTCAACTTATCATCGATTCGTACGAGAATCTGCTCTGTAGAGCCTGATGTGCTAAAAATACGCTTGGGGTTGAGCGCACTGTCGCCATACTTTGCATTCTTTTCTAGAAGCAAAGATTTGATGTCGTCACATACTTTTGCTATTGCAGTTGATGTTTTCATATTCTTCACTTAACATTCAACGTCCCCTCCCTATATAAAGGTTTTGTCCAAGTGGAGCCCTATGGCTCTACTAAGATATATATATCTATACTAAGCATTACGTTAAGAGATATACTAAGCAGCCCCAAAAAGTACTTTCAAAAATTGCTCGATTTGTTTAAACCCCTACACATATGAGACAAGGACATACTTTATTTTTACATAGACGGGGGGTATCTAGAAGATTTGCGCAAGCGTTAGTGGGGCGAC